CCCTTTTGCCGGGTTAAAGCATACAACATCTTCTCGGTCACAATCAACGGACTGAAACTCAAAAATATAATCCCTCAATGGCAAAATAGTCTTTGTTCCTCTGCTTTGGAGAAAATTCTTAGCATATTCAGATTGATATAAGTGTAGGATGTTATCGTTTAAAAAGTCTTGAAATCTCCCGTGATTGTTGTTTACACTTAACCACCATATAGCAACCTTCATATCGGAAAATTCTGCAACTCTCTCAGTCCACACTTCTGGCAATATCACAAGGTTGTCCTTCGATCTTTCGATATTGTGTATTGAAGTGGTTTTGATGTTGGTATAGCACTTGTATTTGTCAGGTACAACACCATTTCGTTGTGGTCCATCATATACCAACCATGCATCACCACCAATTTGATTGATCATATCACAACCTTGGAATAAAGATTCCACTCCACCTGCCTCTGCGTTGGGTGGGAAAAAAATATAAATAGTTTGACTCATAATATATACCATCCTTCACAATAAATATCTTGCCAGTCTTTCGGTCCATCAGGACCAAACCATGTCTTAGGTGCTATTGTTTTTCCGCCACCCAACCATGCTCCCCACCAACTGAAACTGCTGTTTGCAATGATGTGTGAATGACACATACTCATTGCACACATATCGACATATGCTGAAATGTCACTGTATTCTCTTGCAGTTGCAGTGTATGTTTCTTCTTGTTGAATAAAGATAGGATCGTTTTTGATTTGAGAGAATTGTTCTTCACACCACTTGGGATCGTCAGAGAAGAACACTGGTTGATGTGTTGGGAAATGACGGAGTGCTTCTATATAATATTCAACAGGAGTGCATGGATGTATGTTTTGAAGATTTACATAGTCACCCCGCCTTACATGCACCGAAACACAAAGAGAATCTGTTGGGATTTTTTCTGCGGCTGGTATTGTAACCAACTCTGTAAAGGTAAAGTTCTCTCTTACCTCTTGCTCAACATGCTTGAAGTGTTTCTCTGTTTGAAAGTATCCACGGAGATCTATATTTTTGTCTTCAGGTAGTTTGGTGAGTATTTCACTATACCCAAAATGATTCTCTGGCTCCATATACACCAGAAAGTCTGCATACTTTATTCTGTCTTCAACGGAACCCAAAACAAAACAGTCTTCCATATGAGGAACATTTCCAAGCCATGCTATTGGTTTGTGATTGTTCCATCTAGCAGCACCAAGAACAGTTGCATATTGGAACATTTGGTTGCCCAAACGATACGCCCATTTTCCAAATGAATTGAAACTTACTGTCTTCATATTGTAAACACCGAAAACTTCTTCTTTCTGTTCAAAGGAGTTCTAGTGAGTCCTTCCCATTTATTAACATTATTCTTTGCATCTGCTTGATAGAAAAACGGTGCATGTGGTGCATAAACTCTGAATTGAGGTTGGATTTCATATGCAATACCAACATCAAATGGTCGGTTTATTTCATAGATCCAACGCTTTCCAACTTCAAGTATGGCTTCGCATATCTTTGGGTTGATGTATAGAATAGAGTGTGTGGCAAAAACTCTTTCAATTTTCATCCAGCCATTACCAACATCAGTCGCAGAGTAATTGTTGTCTCCGTGTGATGTGCCAAGATAAATTGCATCAGCATCATCAGGAATTTCTTTGAGTTCAATAGAAAAACGATTCTCAACCTCAACATCATCCTCAAGAATCAATAAAGGAAAAGAACCATTTTCAAGTGCTTCTTTGTATATGTTGAAGTGAGACTCAGCACAGTTTCGATAATGCTCTTCGCCTGGTCGCACGCCTTCGTGTGGGTCCACACCCTCACAAGCAGGCACACGCGAGGCATTTGTAAGACCTATGCGAGTGCATAGTTCTTCCATCATTTGATTTTTTTCTGTGTCTCTGTCTAGGTTTATCCACTTTGTTGTTACATTACGAAGATCAATATTCATGTCATCTCGACTTTCCTATATGGTATTTAGGACACAATTCCCAATCATCTTTTTCAGAATGCTTAACGATCTTTATCTTGTATAGAGGTGCGATTGGATCATCACACACATCTAGATTCACTATATCAACAAGTCCCCATTCTGCCAAGAGGTTTACTATACAATTTCTTCTTGCTTTATCGTCGGTACTAAAGTCGGATCGCAATCCGTCTAGAGCAAAAAGTTCCTTGAAATGGACGATGTAATACTTACCTCTCTTGTGAAGAATATGACAAGACTGGTAGAGTTTTTTTTCTCGTCTGGAGGACACACCTATTCGTGTGAGTGTTTCTTTTACTTTGAGGAAGTCTTCTTCTGTTTTTAGGGTCACTTCTACCAGACTTCCAATGTCTGCTTTTTCATTCATAATTTCATTATACCTTTATGTTTAGATCATTCTGATCCCCCTTTATATATTGTAATCAAGTATTCTATCTGCTGTTCATTCAGAATGCTCAACGCTTCTTCTGCCTTTTGAGGTGAATACCCATAATATCTTTTGACTGCATCCAACGCAGAAGAATCGTTTTTCTTTGCCCACTTTGAAAATCTTTTCCTCTTTCTAATAGAGTTCTGGAGATAGTGGTATTGCATACGCGGATCGACATGAGGGCGGAAGTTCATCTCATTTGCCTGTAAGATGGTGTCTGGGAAATAAGAAAATGACTTATTGACTATGAAAGAGACATATTCCTTGCCAGTCACATCAGGAAGATCCTGAAACAGATCTTCTTTATTGTAGTTGATTGAGTTTAGAACTTCACCAAGATTCACTTGAAATCACACTCCATCATAATTGTAGTCAGACATGCCGTAAGATTGATCTCGGCATCTGCAACAAAAGCAGCCTTGTATTGATAGTCTGCCAATATCAACACTGCACTTGGAATCGACAGCGGTTCCATCTTCTCATAAAGAGAATCGTAGATCTTTCGAAAGATCACTGTCTGATCGTTGTGAATGTTGTCATTCACCCACTTGCGAACAGAGGTGAAGTTCTTGTCCTTGAGAAAACCAACGAGTTCACCAATGCGAACATCACCCGTCTCAGTCAGAACACCAACATCAATGTCTCCACCAACAGAATACCTCTGACACTCATTGAGGATTCTTCTCCAGTCTGGTGCATGGCGACTGATCAGTTTTGCGATCACTCGTTCATCATAGTCAATGTCTTCTTTACTTAGAATCTGCTGAAGTGCATACATGAACTTTGGCATCAACTTAAGTCGATCCGACTTGTCAAACTTGAAGTCGATGACTGTGCATCTGGAGTGTAGTGGCTGAATGATTCTGTTCTTGTAGTTGCATGTAAGAACAAATCTACAGTTTCGCGAGAACTCTTCGATAAACCCACGCAATGCTGGTTGTGTCGAGTTTGCATTTGAATAGTCAAACTCATCTAGAATAACCACCTTCTTTTGCTCCGAAAGAGATACTGTGCTAGCGAACTCTCGAATGGTTGTTCGCAGAGTGTCAATGTTGCCTTCTTCCGAGCAGTTGATGGTGATGTAATCAGATCCTAGTTGGTTACACAACGCTTTGGCAACTGTGGTCTTTCCACAACCCGGTCCACCGGCAAGAAGGAGATTTTGCATCTCTCCGCTCTCAACGATGTCCTGAAAGGTTTTCTTCAGGTTATCTGGTAGAACACAATCGTCAATAGTTTTTGGTCGATACTTTTCAACCCATAGAAATTCTTCTGTCTTCATATTAGTCATTGTTTAGTCTGCTTTGCCTTCTCTTGTGAAACTCTTTGGGAGACTCCCATATTGTTTCTCCATCTTCAAGTAAACTGCTGTGTGCTTTGATCATAACCAAAAACATAAACCCAAAAGAAATTGTCATTCCAATCGGAATTGAAATATAACCGTAGACCATGAACACACCAAGAAGTATATTCATTAGAGTCATAATTGTCAACAGAAGCATGGCGTAGTTTTGCTTCACAGACGCAATTTCAAGTTGTCTTTTTCTTTCTTCGTTAGCCATTGTATACTGATGCTGCACTCATTGCAATGTGATACGTCATCTTCTCTGTCTTGTGTCTAAACTGACTTATTCCCTTCTCTGCGATTGATACTTCATAATCGCCCGGAAGAAGTTTTAGGTACTCAGCCTTTAGATACATCTTGAATGTGGCATTCGGTGCATCTTCTGAAACACGAATAGAGTAACTATTGCTAGTAGGATCATTCTTGTCCAACGCAATGATGTCAATACCACTATCGTTGTTTGTAACACACAAATCAGGCAAACCCAAAACAGATGATGCCCTTTGTATTTCCACAAACTCTCTGTTGCTGATCTCAAAGTCAATGACGCTTTCCGGCATCTTGAAATCGGTTTCCGGTCTGCACCCCTTTACCAACTTTGGTTCTGCATAATGAAAAACTACGTTCGTGGGTCCATTGGAAATTATCATCTTCTTGTCTAGAAATTCTAGTTCTGGATCATCAAATAAGGAGAGAGTTCCTAAAAACTTACTCAGATCCCACAAAGCAAACTCTGCGGGAAAGTCTTCTTCGAACTCAACTTCACACATGATGTTTTTTGGACCAGAAACAATGACTTGATTCTTTCCTTGGACGATGTGTAGGTTTGAATTGATACTGCTAAAATTTTTCAGAATGTCTATGGATCTTTTTGATAGTTTCATTGTCTTCTTTTCACTCTTCGTAGTCATAGTCGCCATAATGTTCCTCATACTCCTCTGGTGTCATGTTACCTTGAACAAAATCCCGAATGTGTTCATTTACTCGGTGTCTTCGGTTTCTTTTCTCACCTTTTCGGGCATTCTTATAATACTCGAAATAATCATGCTCTTCGAATCTTCCCTTTTCTCCTGTCTTTTTGTCTTTCTTGTTTTTCATATGAAATCCCCTACCAAGTCGGTTAGATTAGTCAACTTCTTTTCGATTAGGTAATTAGAAACTATAGTAAACAAACCACCACCCGGTCTAGAACTGATCTTGTTCTTCTGTTGTTCTCTTGCTGCTTTCTCAGTGATATACTGGTCTATGATTGTTTCCCGAATGTTATCAGGAATTCTAGTGAAGTCAACAAGAGTTTGATTCCTTTCCCAATGCTTCATGTCGGACAAGTTTCCATCAGAAATCATTTGAAGCATCTTCTTCTTTCCAAGAGATCGTTGTCTCTTTCCACTGGAAACAAAAGTATCATCATCAGATAGAATGTTTGGAATTCCATCGGACACATCTCCCTTTAGAATGTGTTCGAGAAGAAAGTCTTTTGGATGAGTGCATACCAGTAGTTCCTTCTTGATCGGGCTGTATTGCTTGATCGAAGGGTATCTCTGTAGTTGCATGAAATCCTTGTCGTTCGATAGAATCAGAATCTTTTCGTCACAATGAAACTGTTGACAAACAACAGCAATGATATCATCTGCCTCTGCTGTTGGGACTCGAAGCATCATCCAAGGAAAGGTTTCGTTGATCTCTTTGAGGTAGTTCTCAAAATACTCGAACACGGTCTTCCAGTCATGCTCATCCTTTGCCTTCTTTCGATTTGCCTTGTAATTGGGAAAGATTTCCTTTCTCCAGCAGTTCGAGGATTCAAGACAGAGAACAACTTCTCCGTAATCATTTTTGAACTGCTTTCTATACATGCGAATCGTGTTCAAAAACAAATGCCTGAGTATTCCTTCGTGTAGTTCACCATGCATCTTTCGGTGAACAAAGTATGAAGCCAAAAACAATTGGTTTGTGTCTAGGAGTATCATTTGAATACCTTAAGTATCACTGTATGTTCGTTGAGTCTTCCATTTGGTGATTTGATCATACTGTGCTGTGCGTTCCAAATCTTATCAAGTGAACTTTCATTCTTGATCGTTTTGATGATCTTGGTTGGATTCTTTATTGTTCTGCACTCAGACTTTTGTGGGCAGAAGTTTTGAATCGTGGTTCCCTTGACTGTCATT